AGTATTTATGTCATATACCTCTTGCTCCAGAAGATCATACAATCTTAAAAGCTGTCGTCTGGACTTTTCAAGCTCTGCAATAAGCGGAGCTTTTTTGTCGGGTTCGTTTTGCAGCTTTGTATTGCCGCTTCTTTTCAGCTTTTCAAGCTGCTTTATGCGATAACGGAAAGCCGAAAGTGCAGCCTCGTCAACAGACTCAATAGTGGAGCTGACTATCTTTCCACGACATTCCCTGTGAGTACAGAGTATATACTCGTGACCGCTGTTTGCGATTACTCTGCGTCTCAGCTGATGTCCGCAATTCGCACAGTAAAGGACGTTGTGATAGTAATTCAGCAGTGTGTCATTCGGGTGGAGCTGTGCCGCCGGATTTGTTTTTTTCTTATGCTGAACAGCATCGAAAGTTTCCTCACTGACTATAGGCTCATGAAGCCCATTGTACAGCGTGTCGCCGTTTGATTTTGTTTTCCAGCCAACTTTTCCGCAGTACAGAGGATTTGCAAGTATCTTTTTGATACTTGGATATTCCCAGAATTGACTTTTCTGCGGACTGATTCCCATACGGTTAAGCTCGTTGGCAATATATTTCGCTCCGTGACCTTCAAGATAAAGCTTGTATATTAGCCTGACGATTTCCGCTTCCTCCGGAATTATTTCAAGAGTATGCACCTTTGGCTCGGGATTGATTTTTCTGTAACCATAAGGAGCTGTTGTACTTATGTAATTTCCCTCTTTAATGGAAGCAAGTCTGCCGGCTTGCATACGTCGCTTGATAGTCTTGTACTCACGGCGGCTCATAAACAACGAGAACTCAAAATATTCTTCGTCGAACTCGTTATCGGGATCGTAAGTTTTCGTCGGAGTGACTATCTTCGTTGATGAGTCACGAAACGCCTGAGCAACGATGCCCTGATCTATGGTATCACCTCTCGCAAGACGTTCTATCTCGACTACAAGTACTCCTGCGTATCTGCCCTCGGTAACATCTGCAAGCAAAGCCTGCATCTGCGGACGAGCGGCAATACTGTCACCACTGACGATCTCCTTATATATCTTAACAATGTTCAGCTTCTGACGTTTAGCAACTTCCAGAAGCATATTCTGATGACGGGAGAGGGTCTCCCCCTCTCCACGCGCTTCAGCTTCCACATCCGCTCTCGATTTTCGCAGGTACATACAGTATTCTTTCATTGTATCACCCCTCGGATTTCAATGTATATGCTTTTTCTGCTTAAATTATATCAGGTATTTGTTGTGAAGTTGAAGCACAATAAATATTAATGCTCCGCCGCAGCGGAGCATCTGTTCTACTATTAAGAGAATTAATCTCTTCTGAAAATATCTCTTGTGTACACCTTATCTGCAACATCATTAAGACAGGAATCATAACGATTTGCGATGATAGCATCACACTGAGACTTGAATTTCTTCATATTATTAACCACTACACTTCCGAAGAAAGTCTCGCCGTCTTTGAGTGTAGGCTCATAGATTATAATAGCAGCACCCTTGGCCTTGATACGCTTCATTACGCCCTGAATAGAGGATTGACGAAAATTGTCGCTGTTGGATTTCATTGTCAGTCGGTATACGCCGACAACGATATTCTTTTCGGCGTCAGCGTTCCAGTTGTTGTTTCCGCTGTAGCTGTAATATCCTGCCTTTTCAAGCACACGATCAGCAATGAAGTCCTTACGTGTACGGTTCGATTCTACAATCGCAGTAATCATATTCTGCGGAACATGCTGATAGTTTGCAAGAAGCTGCTTTGTATCCTTAGGCAGACAGTATCCGCCGTATCCGAAGCTGGGATTATTATAGTAATCACCAACACGTGGATCAAGACACACGCCCTTGATAATGCTTGCTGTATCCAGATTTTTAAGCTCTGCATATGTATCAAGCTCGTTGAAATAGCTTACACGGAGAGCAAGATATGTGTTGACAAAAAGCTTTGTTGCCTCAGCTTCAGTGGTAGCCATAAACAGTACAGGAATATCAGTCTTGACTGCACCCTGTCTGAGAAGTGAAGCAAATATTTCAGCTTGCTCTTTGTTAGCCTCATCTGAACCGACAATAATACGGCTGGGATAGAGATTATCGTAAAGAGCCTTGCTTTCACGGAGAAACTCAGGACTGAAAATGATGTTGTCCATGCCAAGCTTTTCACGTACCTGAACAGTATATCCTACAGGAATTGTTGACTTGATAACAACTGTAGGCTTTATCTCTCTGCCATCTGTAACTGATTTGATGAGAGATAAAACACTCTCAACAGCTGAACAGTCAAAGAAATTTGTCTTGGGGTCGTAGTTTGTAGGAGCTGCCACAATAATGAAATCAGCATCCTTGTATGCAGATTCTGCATCTGTTGTTGCAGTAAAGGAAAGACTTCTCTCCTCATGCTCTGCAAGATATTTTTCGATGTAGTCATCCTGAATGGGAGAAATCCAGTTATTCAGCTTTTCCACCTTTTCGGGAACAATATCAACAGCAGTTACATCGTTATGCTGTGAAAGTAGTACCGCCAGAGACAATCCGACATAACCTGTTCCTGCTACTGCTATTTTCTTGCGTTCAACTGTGCTGACTTCCACTTTATCATCCTCAAATAAATCTGCATAGTTGAAATCAAGAACCTCAGACAATGCAAGGAGCTGGTCAACAGAGGGAGAATAGTCCTCTGCTTCGAGTCTTGATAAGATGGAACGGTTGATTCCTGTACTCTCTGAAAGAGCTGCCTGAGAAATTCCGAGTGTCTTTCTTCTGCTTGCCACTGTTTCGGCAAGTTTATTCAATGATAAATGTTTCATAATTACCTCCTGGACATTGTTGCTGTCAGCAACACAAAAACTGCATTTGCTATTCATCTATTATAGCAAATGCAGTTCATAATGTCAATAAGTTTGGTGTAAATAAATGCAGAAAAGTTTAAAAAGCCGTCTTCGAAGCAAAAAGTATGTTGCTCATAGCAACACAACGATTGATAATTGTAATTATATGTATAAATCTCAATCAACAGAAATTTCAGACGACAATTCATCGGGTAAATTGTTCCAGAGTTCTGTTCTTGTTTTATTATTTCTGAGCTTTTCCAGAATCTTCTTATCAGGTGTATGATAGATGACTAAGCCGTCCTCCTCGCCCTTTTCAGTACAAACAAGATAGGCAAGCTGTTCTTCGTCAATTGAAAACTGTGCATTTATTTTTCCCTTATTTCCTCTTGCGTCAAGACGTATCCATTTTTTGTACTCATTGAGATATACGCCATTCAATCCATGATAAACAAGAACCGGAGATGTTTCATCGCCAAAAGTCAACTTTTGATAACAAAATCCCGTTGGTATGGATTTGCAACGCAATAAAGCTGCAAGCAAATGAGATTTCGCAAAGCAAATACCATGCCTTGCTCTTAAAACCTCGGAGGCTGAGCAGGTTATTATATCTTCATTTATATCCGCCGAATGTGATATCCTATCCCTTACAAATTCAAAAGCCGCTTTTATATACGCCGTCTTTCCTTCTGCGCTGCAATACAGTTCATCCGCAAGCTGAACAATCGCTGTATTGCTGTAGTCAATCACTTCATCCTCTTTTAAATAGTCTGATAAATCATCAGAAAATAGTGTTAAATTCATATTGAATCTCCCTTTCTCTTATATCTCATTACAACATTCCCGTCAATGCATTCCGCACTCAAAAGCTCAAAATCAGACAGCTTACCGTCCATAAACAACGGCTTATCCTCTTTATCCGCTGTAATCGGTGCGACAACAATGCTCAGCTCGTCAATGACATCCGCACGCTGAAATGCACCATTGATAATACTACCGCCTTTGAGAAGAAGTCTATCACAGCCGATTATATTTTTCAGCTTAAAGAGTGCAAATTCAACGTCAATCTCCGTTTCACCGGCAAAAATATATGGAATTTCCATTGATTCAAGGTAGCCGAGATAACGCTCGTCCACCTGTTCGGTCAGAACCTCAATAATCTGTGCGCCGTCATATCCCACATCACCGTCAGGATCAATTATTCTGTTGGATTTCCAGCCAAGATGTCCCTTTGGATCAAATGCAACTGCATAAAATCCAGTCATATCGTCAAGCATGAAATCCATTTTAAAGCCATGGTCGTGACGTACAGGAGCATATTCAGAAAGATCAGGATAATAACCTTCTGTGAAACTCCCCTCCATTGTGACACGTCCGCAGATATAACCGTCGCATTTCAGCTTTCTGTTGATATCATAATAAATTTCTGTTGCTCTTGAACACTCTGGTCGGAACAAAAAGTCTCCCGTAACCTTAGCGTCAATTGATGTTGTCATGTGGCATATAATATATGGTCTGTTCATAATTCCACCTACTTGTTATTGTGATTTATCTCAGCAAAAAATTTCTGCTTATTTTATAATATTCACTTTGATTATACCATGTTTAATAAATTAATTCAATAATTTTTCCTCAAATTTTTATTTGTATATAAAAAATGATGTTGTCAATCGGATAGATTCTTCGACGGAGAATTCGCCCGCAATAACGGCTATCAGGAACCTCTGACGTATATTCTGTTTTTTCATTTCTCCAGACATATATAATTATTTTGATACCATATTCGTGGTAATTAATTGTGAAAGGAGAAGCCAAAATGTTCAATAACAACCGCTATCTGAGTTGTGGCGTAGATTCAACGATACCGCTTGAACTCCAGCTTTTTATGTAGAAATGCATTGATGAATTGCCTGCTGAAAAAGACTATTTACAGATCTTTAAACTCGAACCCTTCGGTGAAATGCAGAGAATCACGCACACATCAGAAAATCCCGAACATAAAATGGAATATCTGATACCGTCTGAAAAGCTGATAGCCGAGAAGATTTACATAATCGACGACGGTGACCACTCAACAATGCTTTTAGCAAGTGAATATTGAAATTAATGCCAGCCGTTTCGGGGGCTGGCAATCGCTATTTATGGAGGTTTTATAATGGAAGAAAATAAAATAATTTGTTCCCATTGTGGAGCAGAAATTACAGATGATGACTACTCAATGGTCAATACTCAATGAGGAAAATTCCCTCTATATCGTCAAAGGAAGCAATCCCATGTGTCTGATTCACTTCGAAGCTTTGGGATTGTATATCTACGCAAGTACTGAGAGTCTCGTGAAGAATGCCTTGAAAAAGGTTGGTCTGCATAAGTTCACATATGAGCGGGTTGAGACTAATGAGGGCGATATTTTGTGTATCAACAAGAACGGTGAAATCACTCGCTCTGAATTCGAGCCGAAGCTCTACCGTTCAAAATATGATGCTTGGTATCTGGGGACAATCCGGCTATGGTAAAACAACAATGATGAGCGAAATTGCAAAAGGATATGCTGCCCTCGGTCATTGCATTGTTATATTTGATTCAGGAAGTTCTTTTACAAACAACTCACTGAAATATTTCTACAACGATGAGTTCATCAATGAAAACATAAACATTATTGACTTGGGAAAAGATGACTTCCCTGTTGACATATTCAAAGTAAATGATGAATATGATGATATTACACGTGAAAACATCCTGTTTGATTTATTACTTGCTGGAGTCAGAGAGTTCACTATACCACAGACCAACGCATTAAAGAACGCTTTAAGTCAAGTAATCAAATTCAATAGAAATGGAGAACAAATCTTACCAATCGATATTATCAACGAAATCGACAGTGCGGATTGTAATGAGGATGTTAAAAGCGGTCTTAAAAACCGTTTGCAGCCACTGATGCGTGCGATCATAAAATGTGGTATGGAAAACAGAAACTGGAAAGAGTATATGTCCACTGCCAAGCCTATCACTATTATCCGAACCTGTAATAACTCCGGCGAAAAAGGTAATGCGATTTTTGATATACTGATTGCATCGCTGTTCAATGCACAATATGAAGACTCATCTGTTGCGTTGGATATCTTTGTAGATGAACTTCAGAATCAGAATTGCTCTGAGAACAACTTGAAAGGAGCCTGGTATTATGGCAACAAAGAAGAAAGAAAAACCCTCAATGTGGGAGCGCACAGAATATGATATCATCAGCGAAACCGAGACAGATACAGAGATCATAGGCGTTATAAAAAACCGTTATAACGGTGCTAATATCATCTGTCATATCCCAAAGCATACCAAGGAGGAAGAAGAAAAGCTGTCGGCTGACATAACCTTTGCCCTCATGCAGATTGCATTTACTGGTCAGGATATAAGCAATATGAAAAATATGGAAATACTTATGGATTGATAAAAAGAAGCCGCCGGGGATTATTCCCCGTAGCTCCAGACTATAAAAGCGACTCCATGTCACATATCGACTCTGCTAAAAAATAAAACTGACTCCGCTTAAATTGCGGAGTCAGTTCATTGGTATTGATACAATAATTATTACTGTCGACTTTAAAGTGAACAATCAAAAATGAAATTGATATCGTTTCTGATTACCCACTTAGTATACAGATTATAGTTCAAAAAAAGTTAAACTATTTCCAGCGATTATTTAATAATACCGTTTACCACGCCAGCAGGTGTGCCTTCTGCATCTTCGTCAAGGTCAACATGCTGTGCACAATCCTTAATATCGCCATTTGGAACAAGATATAATGCATTATGTTCTACCCACTCGGCAACTAAACTAGCATTTGTACGATCCCAACGGCTTCTGCCTGCGTCGCTATTGTATTCTATAATCATATCACATATATCAGACATTGCGCCTAAATCATTGATCTTGTATGAGTCACGTACCTGGTAGTTTACATATCCATCAGACTCAACAGCATCATAAATAATTACTGAATCTGATAACTGAGAAGCATTTGATAAGTTTTCTACAATATAAACACTTTTATTGTTTCCATTAATATTTACTGTACCAAGTAACTGTGCATCTAATTTAGCAATTTTTTCTGACTGATGTTCTGTACAGCCGGTTCTCTGGCAGCTACGTACCTTAGAGCCCTCTCTGCTGCATGTAGGCTTCAAACGAATTGTCCATGTGCTCTCCCAGCTATGTCCCTTTGCAGGAATATCCTGTTTGTCAAGTACTGTCTTACATCCGCTTCTTGAGCAATAAAGTCCCTTTACACCCTTTTCTGTACATGTTGCTTCCTTAATTGTGCTATAAGAACCACTGCTTACATAATGACCAAGCTCAGATGTATAATTACTCTTTACGTAGTATGAGCATCCGCTTCTTGTACAATCCTTTAATGTGTAACCCTTAGCTGTACATGTGGGCTTTACTACTGTTGTTTTAATGCTGTGTCCAAGTGCAGGAATTTCCTGTCTGTCGAGAATTGCCTTACATCCGCTTCTTGAGCAATAAAGAACCTTTTCACCCTTTGTTGTACATGTTGCTGCCTTAATTGTGTTATAAGAACCACTGCTTACATAATGACCAAGCTCAGATGTATAATTACTCTTTACGTAGTATGAGCATCCGCTTCTTGTACAATCCTTTAATGTGTAACCCTTAGATGTACATGTGGGCTTTACTACTGTTGTTTTAATGCTGTGTCCAAGTGTTGCTTTATAATTAGTCTTTTTTGTTGCAGTACATCCGCTTCTGCTGCATACATATAAAGTGTATCCCTTTTCTGTACATGTGGGTGCTACAGTTTTACTTGCCTTCCAACTATGTCCAAGTGCGGAAATTGTTGATACCTGCTTTGTCTTGCACACTGAGCATACACGGTACTTTGAACCTGTTGTTGTACATTTTGCTGCCTTTGTTATTACCCATGAACCCCAATTGTGTCCTGTTGCAGGTATAGTTATCTTTGAGTAATATGAACATCCGCTTCTTGTACAATCCTTAATTGTGTAACCGGGTGTTGTACATGTGGGCTTTACTACTGTTGTTTTAATGCTGTGTCCAAGTGCTGGCTTATAGTTTGACTTAGTGGAGTATGAGCATCCGCTTCTTGTACAATCCTTTAATGTGTAACCCTGTGCTGTACATGTGGGGTTTACTACTGTTGACTTAATGCTGTGTCCAGGTGCGGGAATTATTGATGTCTGCTTTGTTTTACAACGTGTGCAAATGTGATACTTTGAACCTGTTGTTGTACATGTTGCTGCCTTTGTTATTACCCATGAACCCCAATTGTGTCCAAGAGCTGCCTTATAGTTTGTCTTGGTGTAGTATGAACATCCGCTTCTTGTACAATCCTTTATTGTGTAACCCTGTGCTGTACATGTGGGATTTACTACTGTTGTTTTAATGCTGTGTCCAAGAGCTGCCTTGTAGTTTGTCTTGGTGTAGTATGAGCATCCGCTTCTTGTACAATCATTTAATGTGTAACCCTGTGCTGTACATGTGGGGTTTACAACTGTTGACTTAATGCTGTGTCCATATGCAGGAATTGTTGATGTCTGCTTTGTTTTGCAACGTGTACATGTATGATACCTTGAACCTGCTGTTGTACATGTTGCATTTTTGGTTGTTACCCATGAACCCCAATTGTGTCCAAGAGCCGGCTTATAGTTTGACTTAGTGGAGTATGAACATCCGCTTCTTGTACAATCATTAATTGTATATCCCTGTGCTGTACATGTGGGAGCTACAACTGTTGACTTAATGCTGTGTCCAAGTGCAGGAATTGTTGATGTCTGCTTTGTTTTGCAACGTGTACATGTGTGATACCTTGAACCTGCTGTTGTACATGTTGCTGCCTTTGTTGTTACCCATGAACCCCAATTGTGTCCAAGAGCTGCCTTATAGTTTGTCTTGGTGTAGTATGAGCATCCGCTTCTTGTACAATCATTAATTGTATACCCCTGTGCTGTACATGTGGGACTTACAACTGTTGACTTAATGCTGTGTCCATATGCAGGAATTGTTGATGTCTGCTTTGTATAACAACGTGTGCATGTGTGATACTTTGAACCTGCAGTTGTACATGTTGCTGCCTTTGATGTTATCCATGAACCCCAGTTGTGTCCTCTTGCAGCAGTATAGTTTGTCTTAGTGTAGTATGAACATCCACTTCTTGTACAATCCTTTATTGTGTAACCCTGTGCTGTACATGTAGGACTTACAACTGTTGACTTAATGCTGTGTCCGAGAGCTGGAATTGTCTGGCTGCTAAGCACAGCTCTACATCCGCTTCTTGAACAATAAAGCACTTTTGTACCTGTTGTTGTACATGTAGGGTACTTTGTTGTATTGTAAGAACCACTACTTACATAATGACCATAGCTGGATATAGTTGATGTCTGTCTTGTTCTGCATTTTGAACATATACGATATCTTGAACCTGTTGTTGTACATGTTGCATTTTTGGTTGTTACCCATGAACCCCAACTATGTGAACAAGCAGCTGCATAAACATAAGAATCCTCAGAACCGCTTACCGCTGTAAATTCCTTGGACTTATTTCCTGTGAGTACAGCTCTTACTTCATCACTGTCTGCATCGGGATTTGCCTGCATGAACTTAACAGCGTCTGCTGCAACATATTGTGCTGCGTATGATGTTCCCTCTGCTGCATTTATGAATACATCTACCGATACTCCGTAGTTTGAAATCGGGCTGATTGTTCCGTCTTCTGCAAGTGAACCTGCGGATATTACAGACGAATATGCTGCAGGATATACTGCCTTTTCAAGTCCATCGTTTCCGGCTGCAGCAATCATAAGAACGTCGTTCTGTGCTGCATAATTGATTGCATCCTCAAGAATTGTTGATGCTTCAAAGCCTTCAAAGCTCATTACGATAATATCTGCATCATTGTCAACAGACCATACGATTGCTTCGCTGATATCAGAGTACTTTCCTTTCCCCTCTGAATCAAGTACACGAACATCGTAGAGTGCGATTTCAGGAACCTTGTTGATAAGTGTCTCTGCCATCATATTGCCATGCTCGCTGAATTCTTCATCATCAACAAACGAAATGTCCTTCGCTGTTTCAATTGATGTGATTCCGGAGTCGAGAACAGCTACTGTGATTCCGTCACCAAGGAGTAACTCCTCATGACTATCGCAGCAAGCAGCGTCCTCTGCGTGCTCATGTTCCTCTGCGCATGAACCAAGCACATCTTCCTCATTACAATCTTCATGAGCGTGCTCGTCTGTTTCTTCGCAATCATCGTGCTCATGAACATGAGCGTGATTGCTTTCTGAATTTGCTCTGCTTGCTGTTTCAGCATATGCAGATGATGGTACTGATGTAAGTACTGTTGCACTTGACATCAATGCCGAAAGAATGAGTTTAAACATTCTCCCCTTCATTTTTTACATCCCTTCTGTACTATGTACGTTTTATTTATAACAAGCTCACTTTTGAGCCTATTACCATCATATTCAATAAAACCGATAATACAAACCCTATATTCATGAATTAAAAATAATTTATTTATATATATATTTTTTCTATATTTCAATTTTCACAACTTGATAATAATAACATATTCGACGCACTATGTCAATATTTATAATCAACAAAAAGGATTTAACAAATTTCGTCTTTTGTGTATATTTTTTAATATATGTAGAAAAACTATAATTCAATTTCTATTCAATCAAATAATCTAAAAACGCTCATAAACTCGAAACAAATCCATTGCGAGCAAGAAATATAATTTTATTAGAGAAATGAAGGATGGTCATATCTCCAATTATATAAAAACAAATAGAGTGGCTTGAAAAAGCCACCCTTTTTTCAATACAGTTCATATAAATTATCACCTGAATATCGTCACCAGTTATACCTGCACCTACAGTAAAAAACAATCTAATGATAAACTCCCATTTATAGTCACATTCAGTTATGTACATCATGGATATTATAACAAATTGCAGTATCCCGTTAATATTAAAACTCCAAACGCAAAACTCGCCAAGATCATAATATCTCAGCTTGGAGGTCCAGACGGCGAACTCGCAGCCTCGCTTCGTTATCTCAACCAACGTTATGTTATGCCATATGCTGAGGTTAAGGGACTCCTGACCGATATCGGAACTGAAGAATACGTACCATAATGATATACATAACAAAAACGGCAGGCTCTTTATGAACCTGCCGTTTTCCGTATCATATTTCGGTAAGGAGACCGGAGTAAGTATGTTCATCGACAGTAAGAGTGACGAACTTAGAAGGTTTGGGAGCCGATGGAGGAGGACGATATCCGTCGTCGAAGGTAGAGCCTGCTGAATTGGGGATGCCTGACTTTTCGGAGACATTGACGACCTCGGCGCCCTTGAAGAAAGCTTTGCGGATTTCGTAGTGACAGTGGCTGCCTGTGGAGTGACCCGTACTGCCCTCGATGCCGACGACGTCGGTGCACTTGACGGACTGACCCGAGGAGACCTTGAGTTCGGACAGATGACCGTAGTAGTAGAAGAGACCGTCGCAGCCCTTGATGCAGACGTAGAGACCGAAGCCCTGAGCGTGGTTGTTGGGATTTTCCCAGCCTGCGAAGTGGACGGTACCGTTGACAGTAGCATGAATCTCCTTGCTGTCGATTCCAACGAGGTCGAGACCGTCATGAGAGGGATTCTGAGGCGGACGGAACTCTTGTGAGACACGGAATTTTCCCATATAAGGTGAATTCATAAATTATTCCTCCTTGTTTTTGACATTTTTAAGCCGTTTGAGGAACTTAGCGACCCATTCGGCTTTACTTATTTCGGCGTAATTTTCGAGAATGGATACAATCTCCATAAGCACGACATAGCAAAAGACGGCGATAGCGGCGACAGCACCCGTAATTTCGGCGAGGTGTTCGGCGGAGTAATACTTTCCGAGCTCTTTTATGCCGATTTCAAGACCGCACACCGTAGCCATAACGGTCAGCTCAGCGATTTTATTGAGACCGCCCTTACGCATTTTGGCGCTGTTGAGGTCGTGGTTGACGTAACCCTTGATGAGACCCGTAACGAAGTCGGAAACAGCAAGTCCGAGGACAATCATAAGCATAATAATGTACTTCATAGTTTAGCCACCGTCCTTCAGGCACCACGCACCGTTGTTGATATACTTGACGCCATCAATGTCTATTTTGACTGCGTCGGGATATTCCTGCGTGATAAGCAGGAAGCAGTCGGGCGTGTAGGCGTTGTCGTCACCGTAGACGGGAAGGGGTGTCAGAGTAGTCGCAGAATAGGTAGTGGCACTTATATGGTACAGGTAGGGATACGAACTCAGACGGCTGTTTTTATTGCAGACTACCAGCCTATGCGGAGAGATAGTTTGAGTGTTTTGTCCCGATGAGCAGTAATAATATGAGCCGTCGGGAGTACCGACAATTGTCGTATTGCCGTTATTATCCTTGGTGATAACCAGACAGCCGACATTACTTGGTGTTGTTGGGATATACGGTACAAGCACCACACCCTTGGAACAGGCACGCCCAGCTCTGAGTACGGTATTATTTATGCCTACTTTCGTCATATAGACTTCGGCGCTGCCTTCTTTGCCGAACACATAGCACGGCGAGTTCGGTCGTTTGTTAATTCTCAGTAGCTTGTGGTCACCCACATAGCAGTCCCAGTATTCAAATTTGTCGTCTGCACCGTCCTCGATTTTGTCGAAACAGGTCGGAACGAGGTTAGCTGTGAGCCATGCAGCCACCTCGTCATTTGTTGTAAATAATGTCTGCGTAATTGCCATTATATAACCTCCTCTGAAGCATTTCCCATAACGTGCATATCGTCTGTAATTGCGGACATCAGCGACGGAACCGAGTTTGCGGGAACACTCCCCTCCTCGGGAACCTTCGGCACATCAAAACCGAGCTTCACATCGGTCTGAACAGTAAACGTAAACTGCATATCACACCTCCGTCGGAACGGGAGCCGCCGAAACTCTCATGCAGCCTGCGAGCTTCTTATAGCAGAGACCGTCCGAGACAAGGCAGAACACAAGCAGGTACGTGCCTTCGGTGAGGAGCGAAGTCTCCCTGCTTGTAATCTGAACGGCGAAACCGTTTTTTGATGCAGACGCTTTTATCTCTGCGGCAGCACGTGTCGGGTCGTTCTTGGGAGCAATCAGCAGCAACATACTTCCGCCGACCTGATTTCCGTCCACGCAGATTTCGAAGACGGGGAGCGTATCTCCCTGAATACACTCCATATCGGGGATTTTGTCGTAAAAAGTGAGCATATTATCAAGCCTCCTTAGCTGATTCGAGTTTTGAAACACGGTAGTTCAGCGTGTCGATGGTTCCACGAAGCGAGTTATAAACCGAATCTGAATCCTTGAACATAAGGTCCTCACAGATAATATAATCGGACGTTCTTATTGTACCCTCCGCATTGATAGTCAGTTTCAGCTCATCATTCTTATAAAAGAAAAGTGAACCCTCCGCACTGATAGTCAGTTTCAGCTCATCATTCTTATAAAAGAAAAGTGAACCCTCCGCACTGATAGTCAGTTTCAGCTTGTCATCCTTATAGAAGAAGATACCGCCTGCCTGAGCAAGAATGGTCGAGCCTGTCCCCTTGTTCTGAAGGACCCACTGAAGTGGCGATAGCTGATGAAACCAGTTACCGCAGTTCAGAGCGATAACGTCGTAATTCTCGTCGTTGGTAGTGATATTGACGCTGCCGCCCGTGATATTGACAGCGGCCGCAGTAACGGTACCGTCGGGAGCGACATGGAAAGTACCGTCGCCGTTATTGATTTCAAGACCACGGAGGACGCCTGCGGTAATGAAGTCTGCAACGATAGCACCGTCCATCGTGACGGCAGTCGAATACGGACCGTTGTAGCCGCTGCTGCTGTAGCCGAAGCCGCCCGAGTTCCAGCGCCACACTCTTGAAGCCGTTTCCTTATCGGGAGTATCCATAATGAGGATCTCATTTCCGCTGACCGAGACATAACCGTTTATGCCTGCATTGATGAGAGCCGTAGCAATGTCTCTTGCGGCAGAGAGGATTTCATTCTTCTGACGAGGGAGCTCGTATTCGATAAGTCTGGCATTACGGACTGCAATATCGGTCAGGCAGTCAGCCTTGTCGCCGATTTCGAGGACAGGCTTATACGGCTTGTAAATATCGACAGTCCGTTTCATGATGCGGAGCTCCTCATCAACGCCGAGCAGTGGGTTGTAGAAAGGATGGATGTTTCCGCAGCGTATACTCTCACGGCTTTTGTAGAGCATGGACAAGTCAAGAGCCTGAGCACGGTAAGCACTCTTCACACGGTTGTTGTTTCCGAGGTACTCACGACCTGCCCTGATGAGATTTTCGGGGAGAGTAATATCGTCGAAGACGACCGTCCCCGCAATCGGGCCGTATTTTTGCAGTGCAGACTCATCCACAATGTACGGAGAACCGCCGTTTACAGAAGAAATATCGAGTCTTTTTGCGGAATCGGAGTCTGTCTGAGCGCCGAGAGGAATCAGCATTGAGATAATATTTGTCGAGTCCGTTTTCACTTCAAGCGACTGCATATTGTCAGCAAGAGCGATTCGGGAAGAACTGCGCCTTGAAATCTGAGTGAGGTAGTCCAGAACGAGCACGCCGTCCACCCTTCTGACCCTGATTTCGCCGCCGATACGGTCTATGAGGTTAGTCCTGATTTCGTCGAGAGTATTGCGGTAGGCGGTAGTTTTGCTGTTGGTGTTGTCGCCGACGACGTCGCACATTCCGAGGAAAATCTGCTTATCGGGAGAGCCTGCCTGAAGCATCTGGGCGTTGTGGACATCGAGCAGAGCACTGAGAAAGCCTGCGGCGTCGGTATCGGAGAAGTGTCGGTACATCTGGACGCTGTCGCAGAGGAAGCCGAGAAAGCCCTCGCAGACTGCCGTTCTGACTACTTTCCCCGAAGTGCTCATGCTTTTTGTGGTCATGAGGACAGTCCCCTCGAATTCGGTCTCATTGGTGAGCGTATTGAGCACCGAGACTGCCGTTCTGCGGTCGGAGAGTCTGTCAAAGCACGGATTCGACGGAAAAACCGAAAACACGAACGAAGGTATCTTGTTGACCTCCTCCGAGAACTTCCCCGAACCGAGCCGTCTGCTGCTTTTAGGTGAAAGCTCATGAAGAACCTCGGACGAACCGCCGTTCTGTATGATGACTCTGTACATTTTCCCCCTCCTTTATATTTAATTTGCTTAGTATGAGATTTCTCTGTCAATGCCTGCACCATAAGCAATAGCGTGTATCTTGCGATTCTTTCTATCAATCGTGAAAACGCAGAAACTTGTGCTTGTTGCTGTCCCCTGTGTTTTAGGATAATAGACAGGAGTGCCATTCTCATCAAATTCACCAAAAGCCTGTTTGTAAGCTTCATCTGCACTGGTTGCTTTTTCGTTGTTCCTTGTGGTATCTACGTTTGGTACACAGATACTCCAAAGCCACGACTTTTCTTCTGTAACTTGATGCCAAGGTTCGTCACTAATTTTACGATAGGTAAAATTATGGTCGTGACCGTGTACTGCACATATAATTTCACCACGGCTTACACCTGTAAAGTCATAATTAACCTTAGTATCAACTCCATTTGTTGTGACAGCCACACTTCCGCTCGCCCCGTCTTTATATGCGGTTAAAATCGCTGTAACGTGCATAAACTGGCTGAGGCAGTGGTGTGACAGAATAACCACACCCCATTCTGTTGGTGCTGATTTATCGCTGAAATCTAAACCGACGTCAATGAGCCATTGGGCCTGTACCGCTGTGATTTCCATAGCATCATCGGCTGCCCCATCAGTATTATCTGGATAATCGAACACATCAACAGTGTTCAGATAAATACAGCGAATTTTCTGATTTTCAAAATCAATATATCCGTAGTTTCTTCCGATTTTGCCACCGTCCTGCACTGTCGACTTGTTGTTACCAGTCAGATAAGCATACATTTCATCTTCGGTCATTCTACGTGGCGTGTCCTTACCATAATTTATATCGTGGTTGCCTGTTACCCAAATATTAGGAATCCCTTTCATACCATCGGTCATACACTTTTTAACGTAGGTCAAATCTTTTTTAACCTGCTCGATTGTTTCAGTGCTATCGCTGTAAGTATAATCTCCAAGCACAGCCGCAAAATCAAGCTTGAAATATTTCTGCATCTCTGCAAGGCCAAGACCTGCATCACGACAAGAAGTAAGATTATCCTTAAGCGGAAAACTTGTAACAGTCGTATCAACCTCAACATGAAAATCAGCCATTGCCGTGAACGTCAAGCTACCAACTGTACGTTTTACTTGAATAATTTCAGCAACTCTCTTTGCTTCTTCGCTAACATAGGTAAATGTCCCGTTTTCACCTGCCGATAGCTCGTCAACCCGATTTTCCAATATAGCCGCACGTTCTTCAAGTTCTGTGATTTGTTCCTCGTAATCTGCTGGAACAAACGCATGATTGGTACTATTCCATCCGGCTTTTGTCGTTGTAACGGACTCCAAGGGTTCGTTTACAGTTACGATAGATTGGGAGTTTATTGTAGGCGCTGAAAAACGGAAATAAGCCATATTTTCAATGTTTGTCATTAATCCTCTGTCCGCCAAGTTATCGGTAATATTATATATACCATTGTTAAACATCTCTTTGACATCAGTACCACCTATGGTGTTTAACAAGGCGAAATTTTCGTCATAATAGCATATTCTCGTGTTACTTTCTGTATTGCCGACAATGCCGAAAAAACGTAAGGTATCGCCGAACTTTGCAGAGATAAATCCAGTTACGCTGTAGGATGATATTGCAACTTCTTGTCCCTGTGAATTGAGACGATACCCAGACTTGATACCTGTACCGCCGTTATACGGTGTTTTATCAGCATTGATGGACAAAGGAATTTGATTTGTCGGGTTTACCGTAACAGTTTTTGTCATATATCCGTAGATATACCCGTCAGACAGCACATAAACCTTTGAAGTATCACCATTTTCTTCAAGCCATTCAATGCTTTCTGCGAATAACGGTGTTTGCTGTGCTCCCTGTGCCTTTAAACCCTCAACTTTTTCATTAACTGATAAAATATCAGTTTTATTCTGCTCGACCTGTGCCGACAGTTCAGCATTGCTGTTATTTGCAAGCTCATCAATTCGGCTGTTTGTTTCTTCAATGTTGGATGCATTCGCCTTAATGTTAGCTTCGATTGTCGATATTTTTGTGACCGCCTCCTCAATATCTTCGCCCGAGACCTTGATATTCTTTTGTTTTTCGGTTGAATCAGCCATAATAAAAAACCTCCTTTTTATCTGCATTGTAGGGGACGGCTTCCTCGACATCACGAATAATTCGTAATGCGTAATGCGTAATTATTTACGGACGACCAATGGTCGTCCCTACATTTGTATGCGTATAATAGCCATTTGTAGGGGACGGCGTCTCGACGTCCCGTATAATTCGTATTATTTTTCGCCCCTGCACGATGATGCCTTATTCTTCTTTCGTATAAAGGACGAAGCCCTCGGAGTCAACAAGGTAGAAGCCCTCGCTGTCGATGAGACGGTAATACTTCCCCGAAACGTCCCTGAGATAATCCGCCCAGCCGTCAGCGTCGCCGTAGTAGGCACCGTTCTGGACTTCGGCGTAGAAATTCACCACGAGAGTTGCATCGGAGGCGGTAATTTTGCCGTCCATATCGGCGTCGCAGGCTCTGAGCTGAGCGTCGGTCAGACCCGTATCCTCACCGCTGCTGAGCTTTGTGTAGGCTTCGAGCACCATAGCGGCATCGGCAGCAGTAATAATGCCGTCGCCGTCGATATCGGGGAAGTTCACCGCAGCCGCATAGAGATTCGGATTCTGCCCGATAACGGGATTCGCCTTGAAAACGGCAGTAATTTTGTGGACTCCGTGACTTTCGGAGAAGCTGACAGTCGGTTCACGCACCTCAAAGAAGTGATTCGGCAGCATATCGTCCCAGAGCTTCTGACGGTCGGCAAAGCAGAGCCATTCCATAACGGCGAAGATGTTTTCCTCAGCGGTTTTCGTGCGGAATTCCAGAAACTCAAAGGTATAAGTGAGGGTGCGTTCACCGAAGGAAGGCTCGCCGCAGATACGGCTGAAATCGTGGGTAACGCTGCTGAACGGGACCCTTTCGGTATATTCGTCCTTGGGAGCTGCACCGATGTTTCGGCTGAGCATCCTCAGACCGAACCTCTGATACGAGTGCAGACCGTTCACTGTAATGCCCTTAATCATGCGAGACTCCTTTCCTTGAGCTTGACGGTAACGCCCTGCTGACGGTCGATATTGTCGGAAGCGATAACGGCAACTCCCTCCGCCACGACTTCCTCTCCGACTACAAACTGAGCATGAAGCTCAATGGGACGCACATCCTCGGGAGACGGCTTTTCCGTGCTGTAATTCCACACATTATTCGTAATTTCCGAAACGGGAGCAGATTCGGCAAAGACCGCATCAGCGTGTGCGGAGTGGACTCTGAGAGCTTCGAAAGCGGAGCTGTCGATTTCGGGGAGCGCCTTCACGCTGATTTCGGGAGAAATACCCTCCAGAGCACGGACAGCGTCCCTGCCAATACGAGGGATATTCTCATTCATGCCGACGCCGATACCCTCGGCAATAGGCTCACCGACCTCATCCCTCATGCGTCGGGACGGCGAATTGATATCGAAAATCTCCTTGGCACCGTCAATAATATCGTCGCCGAAGTCGGAGATTTTATCGAAAAGCCAGTCCTTGGCGGACTTTATGCCGTCCCAGATACCCTCGACGAGTTCCTTGCCGATTTCGACCATTTTGTCCGGGAGTTCGCCGATTTTATCAGAGATTGAGCCGACAAGCTCCTTAGCGGCGTCCCTGCCTGCGATGAGGAGGTCGCTGCCCCAGTCGCCGATGTCGTAAAGCACGTCGGACAGACCCTGAGCAATTTCGGAAGGCAGCTCCGAGAACCATTCCCCGACGCTCTGAACGGCGTCCATTGCGCCCTCACCGAGGGTTTCGCCGATTTCGGTAATTGAATCGCCGATTTCGGTGAGTATCTCCTCAAAAACGGTATAGACCGCCTCGAGGACTGCGCCGAACAGTACCAGAGCCGCCGCCAGAAGTTCGGGAGCGTTCTCAATGAGGACATCGACGACCTCCTTGACGAGGGAAATCGCTGTTTCGGCAAGCTCCTGAGAGTTGTCGCTGATATATTCCGCCAGAGCGAGAACGAGTCCGACGGCAGCGTCAACCAGAACGTCGATATTATCGAGCAGACATGAAGCGAGAACCTCCAGCACCTGCAAAGCGCCGTCGAGCAGAACGTCGGTATTATCGGCAATAAGTTCAGCGAGTGCGGAAGCAATCTCTGCTGCGGCTTCGATGAGAATCGGGAGGTTTGTTGTCAGCGAGTCGGTCAGGTCGATGATGAGCTGTCGGGCAGTCTGTTTAATCTGAGGGAGGTTGTCGGTGATGCCCTTTGCGACGGAGTTCAGAGCCTTTGCGGCGATTTCATACCACTTCGGGAGCAGCTGAGCATACGCCGTAATGAACGCCCCTGCGACTTCGAGTGCACATCCGCTTATGGTGTCAATATTTTCGGTAATACCGTCCGCCAGACTTAGGACGACATCCTTACCCATGCTTACAATATCGGGGAGGAACTCCGCAATCCTTGTAACGGCGTCCCCGAGAATACCGCCGATAGACGGAGCGAGTTCGCCTATTCCGCCGATAATGACATCAATACGCTCCATAATGTTTTCGGCGGCAACGGCAGCACTCTCAACGAAATCACCGAGAAGCTTTTCGGCGTCCTGTTCCTCAAAGTCGGCAATACCGATAAGAAGATTCTCCCAAGCCGCTTTCGCAGCAGCCAGAGAACCGCTGATAGTCTCTGAGGCTTCCTTTGCGGTGGTACCCGTGATGCCCATTTCGGTCTGGATGACGTGAATAGCCTCAACAACGTCGGCATAACTGCTTATATCGTAGTGAATACCCGAAATCGCTTCAGCATCGGCAAGCAGACGCTGCATTTCTTTCTGGGTACCGCCGTAACCGAGCTTGAGGTTATCGAGCATGGTATAATTCTGCTTGGCGAAGCCCTGATAAGCGTTCTGGATGCTCTCCATGGAGCTGCCCATTTTGTTGGCGTTGTCAGCCATGTCGATGATAGCCATATCGGCGAGTTCAGCCGCCTTTACCGTATCACCGCCGAGGGACGCAATGAGTGCTGCCGAGAACGACGTAACGGTTTCCATGTACTGATTCTGGGACATGCCTGCTGTTTTGAAAGCGACGGCGGCATTTTCCATAGCATCATAAACGCCTTGATTGTACTCATGCCACTTGGCTTCAAACTCGTCAATTGATGCACCCTGAGCAAGCATTTCGTTACAGAGTTCCCCATAAGATTTTTGGGTAGTGCTGAACAGCGTCTGAATGCCGCCCGAGAGCTGTTCGTAGTCTGCATAAGCTTCAAGAGAGCTTTTTCCGAGTGTGACCATCGCACCCGCAGTCTTCGTAATAGCTGTGTTGCAGAGCTCCATGCCCTTTTTTGCGAGACCGACAAGACTGCCGACTCCTGATTCAAATCCTGATTTATCAATAGCGGTATCGAATTTCAAAGTACCGTCAAAAGCCACACAAATTCCTCCTTACGGACGGGAATGTGCGGCTCAAAGGCTCAGGAATGCACTTGTTCTCCGTTTCTGATTTTAATTTCAAACACCTGTTTACAGCCTCTTGTGCACTTTATATGCACGCCATGACAGTTGGCGGTGTTGTCGAAAAGAACTGTTTTAGCTCCGCAGAACGGGCAGAGCAGCCACCTCAGTTCAATGGGTGGGACACGAATTCTGTTATCCATGGTAAAACCTCACTGAATGTCGAAAACGGCGGAGATTTCGTCGTCCGACATTTCATACGGGAGAGCGATAAGTCTTTGCAGACGGGCAATTTTCGCACGGTACGCATCATTTTTGATACTGCCGAGGTCAGTGCTTCTGATTGAGATACGCTTCATACATTGGGAATCGTCGGGGAGAGCCGCAAAGAGGCTTCTGAACTCCCACCAGTGCATATCGAGTGCGGCGTCGAGAAGATTGATACCGTAGAAGCGTCTGAAATCGGCAAGCAGGAATTTAGCGTCATATTTCCAGTCGAAAACGGGAGGTCTGCACAGCGGCTGAGCGTCGGCGGTGTCATCATCGGGACCGTCGTACTGATTATCCGTATCGGAATCGAGTGCGTCTGCGGCATAGAATGCGAAAACGGCACGGACAAGCTCTGTTGAAACAGATTCGGGAGGCTCATCGAGGTACAGCGTCATAAGAGAGAGCTTTTCCCTGTCGGAGAGACTCCCGTCGTGAATCATATCGGCGAATCGGAACCACTCACGGAAATCGGTGATAATACCGTACCGACGTCCGCTGATTGTGACATAATCGGGAAGCGGTTCATACAGCAGATTAATCATTTATTCTTTGCGGCACTCCGACGCTGTTTACGATTGGGCAGATATGCAGAAATACGTGCAGCATGTCTCTGATGAGAGGCGTCGTTCTGCTCTCTGACGAACTCCAGAAACTGTGTGTAGATTTCCTCATAGCGTTCCGAACTCATGGGGACGCCGTTGAAGAGCTTATCGGAAGTACCCTCACCGAAGATTCTGTCGAAAAGGTTACGGAAGACGTTGCAGTAGGCTCTGATTCTTTCGGAGACTCTGCCGTCCTTGGGGAGCTGTTTTGCTTCTTTTTCCATGAGGTCGAAGGCATTTTCGTAGCGTTCCATGTTGTCTGCGTCCTGATTATCGAACTCAAGGCTCAGACCGTTGATTTCCCAGTTTTTGCGGCTCATAGGCTCAAATCCTTTCATTCAGCCGTTTCGGGCTGTTCATCGTTGTTATGTACATCGGAGTCGCCGACGGAATAAGCATCCGCCGCTTCTCCGTCAATCTACTCTGTTTTTGGAGTGAACGTGCAGGTCTGCCAGTTATCGGAGCTTTCCGCCGTACCAATTACGAGTTCGCCCTTGCACTTGAAATTGCCCGAATATGTGTAGACGTTGATATTGTCGCCCTCTGTGGACGGAATCACGGCATATGCACGCTTCACAGCCTCGCCCGTTTCGATATCGACCACGACGATATTACGGACAGCGTCGCTGCCGATAAGCTCCTCATCAGAGATGCGGATGATGTCGGTCTGAACCTCCTTGTCGGTGTGACGGTCGAAGGCGTAAGAAATCGAGGGCGAATATCCCACGACGTCCGACTCCTGAAACGGCTCATCGACGTACTGACGATTATACTCAATAGGGTTCTTGCTGGTGGTGAGCTGAGTGAACTTCGGCATCCTGACGAACTTTTCACCGTCTTCGGCGACAACGCCGTAGAATGCGATTTTCTTGTGTCTTGCAACAATAGACATAGACTTTCCTCCTTGAAAATTAAAATAATATGGGCTGATGTATGAATCAGCCCTTTACAATATATTTTTCGGTAAATTCTTCCTCATAAAGGAGCCGCAGCTGAATCTGGTAACGAGCCGTATCAGCCTCCTCCGAGAGAGCATAGCCTCTTGTGAGGACCTCGATGCTGTCGGGAGAACGTCCGCCGCCCAGATCGGGGAGCTCTCCGCAGAGATTCTTCTGTGAAATCCAGTTTTCGAACTCCTCATAGAACGAGAGGTTCCCGATAGCCGTATTGACATCGGCACCGAAGTACTCACGGCTTGCGAAGATAAACAGGAACTGTTTTAAGCAGTCGCCGTCAACGTAACGTGTGTGGACCGGGTCACACGGGACGGTCTCCACAGTGTACTCTACAGGCTCACAGCCGAGACAGTCCACCGTAAGACAGCCGTCCTTCAGCTCGGGGAAGCCGAGAACGAAGTCCCTGACGCCCTCAATAATTGGTTTTTTCATCGTTTTTTCACGCTCCTCAGGATGTCGTCCCTGTGGTCAGCTTTAAGGCGGTCAAGCCAGAACTTTCCCCTGCCCGAAAATCCCTTGTTCGTGTAGTATTCACGTCGGGCGAGAGGCTCGGTATTGATAATAACACCGGGAGACTGCCGCTTATGTGACCTGCTCATTTTACCTCTGTTCTTGAAACGCTTCATGGCAATCGGAGTATAATCGGGAAGGAGCTTCAGACATTCGCTGTCAACGATATCCTGAGCCTCTGCGATATTTCTCCTGTGCTTCACGGTAAAATCGGGAGCAAATTCCACACCTTTGAAGTCAATCATAACGTCACCCCGCAGTCAGCTCGATATGACGCACTCTCGGAGAGCCGAAACGAAGGTCTTTTACGCTCAGAATCGTGAGTGCACCGGCAGGCGGAACGTCGCCGTCGATGATACCGTAGACGATACGGTCATCGGGCTTCGGGAGGTAGTCTGCCGAAGCTTCGGGAATCGAAATGAAATCGGAATTCCGTGGAATCCTGTCGGAGCCGCTGCTCTGACCGTGATTCTGTTCGATGTAGCACGGACCCGTTGTATGACGGACGTATGACGGTTCACGTCCACGTCTTATCTTCTCAAAAATAGTGCAGCCTGCATGGTTAGTGAACATAAAATCAACCTCCGTTCCCGTTCAGGTCGTAGATATCGACAGCACCGAAGGTCTGCCGCATCAGTCCGAGTTCTCTGAGTTCGTTTCTGAGGAAATACAGCGACTGACCTGCATTGAGATATGTCATGGAAACGCTGTAGCTGCCGTTTGTTTCGGAGCCCTGTGAGAGTGCGGGATTAACGTCGGAAACGGAGTTCAGCGCTCTTGAAACAGCCTGAATAACGACGCTTCTTACCGCTTCGCCGTAGTCATCATCAGCAGAAACACGTTCATCGAGGTCGATACGGTGTTTTTTTGCGGCGAGCCTGAGCTTCGAGGAAGCTGCTGAGAGAAGAATCTCAGCAGCCTGAGTCTGAGCCGCCGTCAGACTTATCCCCAGAGCTGTCATGTCGCTTACGCTTGCGTACACCTTTCCCATCGGCAGCGTCCTCCTCGGAATTATTGTCGGGAGCGTCCTCCACGGATTCAATGTCGGGAGTATCCTCCACGGATTCAATGTCGGGAGTATCCTCCACGGATTCAATGTCGGGAGTATCCTCCACGGATTCAATGTCGGGAGTATCCTCCACGGATTCA